CTCATTATAAATATATGGAAGTAAATTGTATAACTAATAGAGCTTCAAAATTATTTAAAAATACATGTGTTAAATTCAACGATCTACTATCAAAAGATAAGAATGATAAAAAAGTATTAAAATTCATAATTATATATTGGGATTCTTATGGTAATAATTATCTAAATTTATTTTCGAATAAACACATAGTAGAAAATATTCATATACAACATCATAATTACTTGTCCGACAAGAGAAAATGTTCTAATCTTATAAAAGAATTAAAACTTTACAAATATTATCCGAAAACATATGATAATTTGTCTGAAATAAATATTATTCCTATTGATAAACTTTTTTTTATCAAAGAAATATACTCAACTGGCGGTAAAGGCGTGAAATGTCTAAGTGGAAAAGATTTGTTGAATTATAAAATAAATAAAAATGAAATCATCCAAGAAGGTTTACAAAATCTTAAATTAATAGATAATAAAAAATTTGTAATAAGAGCCTATATTATTATTTTCAATAATAATTTTTATTTAAGCAAACATATGTTTGTTATAGTTCATGGTAAAGACTATGATAGTAAAAGCTCAGCATATGATGTACAAATAAAGCATGAAGGTTATATAAATAAAGCATCTGCAATAAAAATGTATCCATTGCATGAAACAGAATATTCATCTTATATTTATAAAATAAGAGATGCCTTAAAAAATATGAAAGAATTATTTAAGCCCATAATTAATAATTCGAATAACCAATTTATTATTATTGGACCTGATATATTAATCACTAACAAAGATGAAATTAAATTTATTGAATTCAATACTTTACCAAATTTACAACATACTAAATATATTAATGAAAATGTAAATGAAAAAATGTTATTCGATTTATTTAATCTAGTTTTTTTAAATTATGAAAGTGATACTTTATTACTTATTAAATGAAATTAAAGGCTTATAATTCTTTGACACTTTATTTTTTTATACTGTTTGTAGGCAATTTTAATTTATCTTTATCATAGGCGTAAGAAAAATAGTTTTTATAATGTTGTTTAGTTATTTTAGTAAATGCTTTATTAATTTCATAAAAAAATATACCTTCTTATAAAATTATGACTAAATCGATTTACTTAAACATTCCGTGAATATCTTTAAACACTTGTTGTGCATCTACACACACTTCACGAACAAGAGTTCCTACAACAGATTTATCTTGTTTCTCTTTAAATGCTACCCTAACGGTAGCCTTTGTATCGTGTGGATGGAATTTTTTAAAGCCACAAAAGCTTAATCTTTCTTGTTTTTCGTAAAACTTTGAATACAATATGAATTCAATTATTTTACCAACTGTATAATCTTCATCTTCTAAATAAATATCATAACAGTGATCAATTGTTGTTTCACTCGTTAGAATATTCATCATACCATTATCCAGCATCTGAATAATATCAATAAATTTATTTTGCAAAACAGCGCACGCCTTACGAATAATATCTCTATTATCATAAACGCCTACTGATTCTATAACAAAATCAAAACTATTTTCTAGATAATGCCTCTGTGCATCTAAAATACGGTAATTTTCTTTTTGAAATTTAATATCACTATCCGTTTCACCGTCTGCACGCATTTTTGACTCCAATTTATCCCACACAGTAATTGCCTTATCTTTATCGGGTGTATTTCCGTAGGAACATTTTGAAACAACGTTATACATACTACTTGCTTTTGCGATGTTTACACTAAAATCAGATACCAATGATAGTTGTTCTCCGGGAATATCGATACCAATTCCAGGTCTTAGACGAGCAAAATCGATATATGATTGTGTTTGAACATTCTTTGGAAACAGTCCAGGAAATAATTTGTCCTGTTCTTCTTTTGCTAGCATTTTTCCAGTTTGTTTATCGCGCAATTTAAAATGTTCAGTGGTAACATACATAATATTATCTGTTTCATTTTTCACATCAACCACTAGTTGATAATTACCAGGAAGTGATTTTTCGTCTTCTGTATCACGCAAAACAGTACTATGAATAGGAATACAGCTCAATCTTTGTTTCAATATTTCATTATGTAAACGTCCTGTATTTGTAAGAATATTGCATTGATTTTTCTCATATGTATCTGTTTCAATAACAACTGTTGGAATATCCGACAATATTGTTCTACGTAATGCATTTGCAATCGATACTTCTACTCCTTGTAGAGTGAAATAGAGCGCATTTGCGTCATCTGATAAATTTTTTACTACTGGTTCCATTGTATATTATACTTCTATAGTGTTCTATTATATTTAAATCAATTTTACGATAAGGTTTAAATATAATTTCTAAAAAGTTACATATTTTCTCCAATTAACATACCTCCAATCATGATAAACATAACAATAACGGGAAGTAAAAGAACTAACCAAGCAATATTTGTGGCGTTAGCTTTACACATTAGGTTAAGAACCCAAGTCCAGAAAAGAATATAAATCGCTTTAATAATAAAAATAAGAGCAGTGCTTGAAACATTGCAAGAATAATTTCCTAAACAATAAGTATTGACATTACCTAAATTTTGGTAAATCATAACAAGTAATGCAATAGAAGAAATTACTAAATATACGTATGACGGAGTACAGAGATTGCGAAGTCCAGTAATAGCCATGTCTTTATATATTAGATAAATATTTTTATACCATTGGAACCATATGTTTATCGGAAGAAATATTATCAGCGGTGGTTATTTCTTCGCCCCCCATCTTCTGCATCATATATTGAGTTCCTCCAGTTGTTCCAAAAGCTAACACATCATTAGAATTAGATGTACTAATCCCTGTTACTAAGTCAGTTCCTACTAAAGAACCTCCACGCATTTTTTTTGATCTACAATTTTTCCTTCCTTTTCCTCGCTTGCGTTTCGATTTTCCACCAGTTTGTGAAAAAGGAAGAGTTCGTGCAGATATAACTTGACGCGAAGGGTCTTGTAAATATTCATTATACGGAATTGGACGTATTGTAACTGTTTCATTAAATGATACACCTCCTTTCATTTTTCTACGACGATTACGTGTCGCACGTTTTTTTGTCGTAGATTTTCCACGTTTTTTATTTGATTTTTTATATATATGCTTAGGCATAACTATATATAATAAAGAGATTATTACTATTTAAAATTATTCAATATCTACGTGTGTTAACATATGACGTCTACAACATACATTTCTAAGATTTAAATTATCTAACACAATTCCTTCGGGCGTTTTGTCCATTGTATCTTTGGTCAAATACACTACTTTTTCAACATCTACACCTTTTTGAATTTTTATTTGACGAACTTGGGCCTGAAAATAGCGATATTTATCGGCTAAAACATTTCCGCAAGTAAAACATTTAACTGGAATGATCATTTTTGATAGGGTATAATAATAAGTATCGAGAAGTTTTTAATTCAATTTTATCAGTATTAATTTATCTAAATATTACAAAGGATGAAAGTGTTTTTAATTTTAATAGCTTTAATAATAGCAATTACCTTATATAAACAGAAATATTTAGGTAAACTTGCTCCTATAATTATTATATTATCTTTACTTTTCATAACATTTAGAGGTCATATTGAAAAATTATGGGAAAAAGAAACGGAACCATTCTCAGGAAAAGATAAATTATCAAAAATAGAAGATAATATCGTTTACTCTAATTTTGAAAATTTTACATTTAATGATACAAATAAAGAACTATCAGATTCGGATGATTTAAAATTAACAGATAAATTCACAGTAATGGCATGGGTAAAACAAAAGGAAAAATCAAATGGCTGGGTAAGAATTATTGGAAAAGGTAGTAAAACCAGCCGAAATTATGGTCTTTGGGTTAAAAAAGATGGCCAGTTATTGAGTCAAGTATACACCGGTAAATATAGTAATATACGTGTAAAGAATTCTTATTTAGAAAATGATAAATGGACACATCTAGCAATGACGTACAATAAAGATGGTAGACAGAGACTTTATAAAGATGGAGAACTTATAAAGGAAGAAGACACTTCTGGTACACCAATAACTGATAATGAGCCCTTAACGATTGGCGGAGCAAAATTCCACGATAAATTTAAAGGGGAGATAAAAGGGGTTGTTGTCTTAAATACAGTTCTTAGTAACGAAGAAGTTGAAGACTTTTCTAAAAGTCCAGATAAAGACTTAGATGAAATCCTTGGTAAAAAAGAGAAACAATTACTTTCAGATCCAAAATCAAGTGGTACAGGAACATTACCTGTTTCAGAAATGGTTTCAGATCCAAAATCAAGTGGTACAGGAATACTGCCTGTTTCAGAAATGGTTTCCCAAGCCGAAAAGGGAGATGGATATACCGGATACGACCCAAATATATCACCAAGTGAAAATATTAATCAATATACACAACCGCCTACATTAACAAAAGGTCTTACAACGGAAAATGTAACTCCATCACCTATTTATTTCGAGCCTGGAACAGTTAAATATGGAGGTCTTGGATATAAACCATCTTATACAGATATCAATTATATGAATAATAAATTTATAACAAAACCAGATATTGTAAGTGATTTCAATAAACGAGGTTTTTGTGATTTAGAAAATAATATTATGGAAAATATAGACGAAAAATGTGAAAAATTACCAAAAGAAGTATGTGCTTCAACTAGTTGTTGTGTGTTACTAGGTGACCAACGATGTGTCCAAGGGAATAAACAAGGTCCTACAAACAAGGGTGTCTATAGCGATACTACTATTAAGAACAAAGATGCTTACTATTATAGAGGAAAGTGTTTTGGTAATTGTTCTGATGTTCCAAACACAAATTCATTACCTCAGGAAATGTCTGAAATGAATGCGGTAAACCCTTCTTCAGAAAGTGAAATGTAAATCTTGTAACAAAATTGAATATATTTGTATGTTTTTTAGAAGACATACAAATCAAAAAAATGCCTATAGAAAAGACGATCGAATTTCCCCAACTTCAAATAGAAGTAGACTATATAATTGGGAAAAATGCCGCAGAAAATTTCGAAATCATCGACAATGCTGAAGATTATCATATATGGTTTCACGTAAAAGATAATCCTTCTAGTCACGTCATTGCGAAATTAGAGAACGATTTAAAGAAAAAAGAATTACGTTATATTATCAAACAGGGCGCTATTCTCTGTAAACAACACTCAAAACTTACAAGTCAAAAAAATGTAGATATTATTTACACACAAATAAAGAATATCACAAAAACCGATACACCCGGTTCCGTATTTACAAAAAACGAAAAAACAATTACAATTTAAGTATTATATGATTCAAGAATATTATCCTTTTCATTATTATCGCCAAATATATACCATTTCTTCTTTTTCGGGTCCCATCGTCCACCGAATGCCTTTACTCTATCTTTTTCGTGATACGACACATTTAAATAAATCTTTTCGGGACCTGTATATGGACAATTGTCCAAGCCAATAGCTTTATTTGCTAATCTATCTGCGCCATCATTACCAATAGAATGAACGTCCTGGTTATCAGTATGTGCTTTTATATGCATAAACTCTACATTTTTGTTGTCTTTATAAGTTTCATACGCAATTTTTACTAATTCTTTGTTGGGTATGTCTTTTTTCCAAAAAGATTGTGCACATTTCTCACCATAGCTTGAAACGCATCTTATAGCATAAATTGAATCAGAAACGATCATTACCTTTTTCCCATCCAAGACATCTTTTTCTATAATAGGCCAGGTTTTTATTATCGCAGTAAGTTCGGCAGTATTGTTTGATTGTTTGCCTTCTACTAATTCGGAAACATTTCTAGTGTCGTCTTGTCCAAGAAAAATACCTATTCCGGCTATCGCGTTTTCTCGCCCATTGTTTGAACAAGCACCATCAGTATAGACATAATACTCTGGTTCTATGGCTTCTTTTGTAGTTTCTATATTAAATAAATCAGTTACTTTTGATTGAGACATTGTATAATATCAATATGAATGTTTATATTATTTTATCCAAAACGTAGAACCTGTTAGGTTAGGTATATTTTCTGTAATAATAAACATAATATTGTTTAGGTAAACTAAACCCTGCGCGAATACCTTTCCCTGAACATAATAATATAGCTTTACTATTATTTACCATTATTATAATATAATAAATAATATAATATAACCAATTAATATATAAATAAATTAAATGTCTTATCAGCATAATACCGACATATTAATTACCGATAAAACGTTTACATATGTTCAAAGTTATAAAAAACAGTTACTTCAGTGTATGTCAAAATTATTATTTGATTTAGATATTAAATTTACAATTGCACATGGTGTTTTACTGGAATATGCTCGTGGAAAACATATTCAACACGATGATGATATAGATATTCGATTTAATGTAGGTGATGTAGAAAAATGGAGAATTTTTTGCGATAAAGCAGTAAAAGATAGTAGTCTTTTAAAAAAATATAATTTAACATTTGATCCAAGAATAGGGGATATTAAGGCTCAAATATATAATGGTATTCAATGTTGGTTAATTGAATTTGATAATAGTGAAAATATAGAAACATTTGAAATGAAAATTATAGGTGATTTGGTATGTAATATTGTTGGCCATAAATTATGGAATGTATATGATATTGATTTTTCTAAAACACAACGGGTATTACATTTAGGTGTTGAAACAAGTATCCCAAGTGATGAAGACTTAATATATATATTAACTAAACAATGGGGGCCAGAATATTTAATTCCCGATAAAGAAGATGTTATGGAATATAGAGATGATAAGTTAATACGTAAAGATGGTGTAACACACAATGAGTTTATTAAAACGATGTATCCAGTATGTAAACATTGTGGAGTACTTAATCCAAAACTTAACAGAGAAACATTAAAATGTACAAAAAAAAATATTTGTTTAAGATGCAACACTTTATTAGATGCAAAAATAAAAAAAAATGGTGATGATGTTCAAATTAAATCAAATGGAGGAATAAAGAGGTCCAATAAAAATAAACTTGGTTTAATATTCTTACATAATTTAAAATAAACTGCTAATACATTGATTCTGCTAATCCTTCATCTTCATAACCTCCAACGGTCCAGTTTGGCCATTCTTCACAATTATAATCATCATATCCATCATCATCATAATTATTAATTTCCTCATAAATCTTAAATAATTCTTCTACAGTTACCCCAAACCGTTTTGCCTCTCTTATATCTTCTTCGGTGTAAACAACGAACGATTCTTCATCTGAGACATCACTCGCAATAGTTGAAACATCAGAAGACATAATACAAGCATTTGTATCTACTTCTTCATCAAGAGGAATTTCATCTCTTGATATAAAACGTGCGTTATTTAATTCGTCGTAATTATCCATTTTTGTTATCTCTTTATAAATAACAAAAACAAATTAAAGCTTTTCAATTTTATACCCTTTACTTGTTTTTTTACGTGTTAAAACAAAGTCTTCATCATTTTCGTGGTAATTATCATGACATTCTTCACAAATAGACATTAAATTAGCAGGATGATTTTTATGTACTACATTACCATCTTCTGTTTCAATAAATCCATCATCGTCAGCCGTCTTTTGTGCATTTAGATGATGTATTTCTGTTCCAATTTCTTTGTTGCAAATTTCACAAATGCCCTTTATTTTTTTCGAGTTATATTTTTTACTTATAGAGTGAGATAGTTCTCCTTTTGTATCGGGAAAATATTTACTTCTAATTTGATATGCTTGTTCTAAAAATTCGTCTGGTAAATGAAGTGATTTACAAACCTCTAAACCATACATCCTATTACCTGGTCCATCCATTAATTTACGGTCATAAACAAGTGCGTCTAATTCCCTATCATAATGAACAGCCATATGTTTAAAGGATAATTGTTCTAAAGAATTAATCTCTTCATAATTAATAATTTCGTGGAAATGCGTTGCGAAAATAAACGATGATTTATTTTTATGCATTTCAATTAAACCTGAAACAAAAATACTTAGTGCCGATTCGGTTTCTGTTCCTGAACATAATTCGTCGCCTAAAATAAGACTATTTTCATCGGAAAGTTTTAAAATGACTCTCAATTCAGACATTTCAACGGCAAATGTAGAGAGGCCTCTAAACAGATTATCATTACCTAATATTCGTGAGAATACAGCAGAATAAGGTTTATATATAAATTCACTACAAGGTACAAACATACCGGCTTGGGCTAAAATAATAGAAATCCCCAATGCACGTATAAAACTTGTTTTTCCTACCGCATTTGTTCCATAGAGTAAAACACCATTTTGTGTATTATCACCTAAAACAACATTATTGGCCACATATATTTCCTGTGTTTGAATATGTTCAATGAGAACGTGTCGTAACGATTTTACATCGACGAATGATTTTTCAGCATCACTATTTATTTTAGGACAACAGTATTTATATTCCCTCGCAATATAGGCTTTATTTTGAATAACATCTACTTTTGATAAATAATGGGCAATATATTCCAGTTTTTCGTAGTAATCATTTTCAATTGTTTCAAGAATTTGTTGATAAGAGACAGATATTAATCGATTCATATATTCTTTTTGATAAAGCATATCTCTACATATTTTGGTTAAAAGCGGGAATTCAATTTCATCACTACTTGTGGATGCAGACGACAATTTAATATCACTCCATTTAGTATTTTCTAATCCTTGTATAAAATCATCACCTTGATCTTTAATATATGCTTTAAGAAGCAAACCTCTCTTTTTAGTAATCTGTAAAGACATACCAGATTTCTCAGTGGTATGAATTTTAACATAGTCGATATTGCTGTTTTCTTTTTTATCTTGTTTTCTAACTGCAGTATTTAAAACTGTATGAATATAATCAAATGTGCTAGAATTTTGTTTAGATGCTTCAATTAATTCGTCTAAATCATTATTTACTCCTTCTTTCACAATACATTCATCAAAAACAGTCATAGATGAAACGCTACGACATTTATCAATGTGCAATACATTATCCATAAATTTCATAATTTCAATGCACGAATCATATATACTGCACTGTTTTACATTCAAATATTGTTCTAGTTGTTCATTTTCACGTAATGTTTGGTAAATATTATTGGTTAATTCAATAGAATGGTAAAGATAGTAGATAGAACAAGGATAAATTTTTTTCATAACGATTTGTCTACATATCCTTTCAATATCACGCATTTGAGTTAATTGTTTACGCAAAACGGGTACCTTGTCGTACATTTCTTCGGATAACATAATATTCGTCATATGATACTCTGTATCTAACCATTTAGTATCAGTGGTTGGATTTACTAATTGTGAATAAAATTTACGTCTCCCCATTGATGTACAGCATTTATTTAAAAAAGCATTGACTGAAGAAAGATGCCCGTGTTGCGAACCGTCGAGACTATTATCATCTATTATATTTAGCTGTTTTAAAGTATGATTTGCTAATACCATTTCTGTTTTTGTATGAAAAACGGGGGTTGATATATTTTTTACCAGATTGGGATTATGTTCTTGGACAAAATCCAAAAGATAACAAAATGATTGT